CCACGGTAGAGATGGTTTACATCCAAATTATTTACAAGGATCAGCCTAAGGACTGACACACGCCCAATGAGGGTCTTACTTGTGAGGATGCCATTTGCCGCTAATGGCAGTGACAGAGCTGTTCGGGAAAGCACGCTTCATGCGAAAAACCCGTTTACAACCCGTTGCACAAGGATGATGGAGAAACTTGCACACCACACTACACACCTATCTTCGATATTTGCTACCCACCACATCTGGTCTTTAGCCGCCGGGGTACCAGCCCAGCCGGACTTCAGATGCAAAGGACATTTTGGGATTTCGGTGTATAATATTTGATGAGAAAGGAAAAAGGTCCCATCACCCTACACGGTCATATAAAAGAAAGTCACAAGTGTGTGCGGCAGCCTCAGCTGCCGTGGCGCCACACTACTTGGTTCCCCGCATGTACTGACTTATCAGCGCACGCGGAATATGCACCGAAGACCCAAGTTCATCACTCGAGTCCGAATCTGCCTTAGCTTGCAAACTCTTGGCCTCCTCCGACACCTCGTCAGCAGTCATGCAGCTAGCGCTGCGCAACGCCTTCGAGGGCGACAAGAGACCCATCAAGCGTTCGACCATGCCTTCCAGCACAGCCACACGCTCTTCGCCATTCTTGACCGGCTCGAGAGCTGTCAAAACCGTTGACGGAATCGCCATGATGATCACATCCACAACACCAGCTCCACTGGTCACAACAGTCCCCGAATTGAAGATAATTGAACCAGCAACACCGCTGTATTGAAACAGCGTTGCGCCGACATATGGTGTGGTCGTCACGGAAGCAGCAGAACTAACCGAGACTCCCTGGTCAAGCATGTCAGCATTTCCGAAGATATTCACAGCACGTGTGATACCTCCAGAGACACTGGCAACACCAATGGAGCCAAAGCTCGTTCCTGCACTTGCGACATAAAGGGCCATATATGATCCAGAATATGGCCCGGCAGCACCAGCCGACGGAAACGATACGGACGTACCAGAAACCGTAACCGACGACAAAGATGCTGAACCACCAGCCTGCAGCGCCATACCAGCAAAATTGTTGGCTGTCGTTGCCGTGGTAGTACCCCAATGAGCACCTGTAGATTGCAGCTGCACACCAGATTCCAAAACCGGCTCGCTAAACTTACAACAGTAGCGCACACGCAGCTCTCCAAGCGTCCCCGAACTGGCCGACAGGCCATACTGGGACACATACAGATTGCCGCAATCGTACGTCTTGATGTCAGTGTTAGCGGGTTGTGCACCGGGTCGCACATACTTCGCGACATTCTTCCGAAGACGAGCACAGTCAATCTTAAGACTGATCTGAGGCGTGCTAGGCATGCCATCCATGTGGGGGACTGTGTCCTCCACCTGCTGCTTACTCGTCGGTGCTATGTCCGAAGCATCATAATCGAAGGAGAGAATGATCTTGCCGGTCGTCCCGAGGGACGCATACTCCGACACCTCACGCTTGTAGTAGAACTCCAAGTGCGTGAACTCATACTCTTCGTACAGCGCGGCGATCTTCGAGCCCCAAGGAAACGTCCCTGATTGGCCCGGGTTACACGGAAACGCGACGGTTGCGAAACCAGTCGCCGTAGCGGTCACCTCACCGATGTACTCGTCCTCACAGATCGTCTGTGCCCGGCGCGTGGTTGCGCCCGAGACCATATGATTCATGAGTCCAGCCTTCTTGGACGAAGCAACACTGTTGCCTGGTCCAACCGGCACCATTCTCATGGCGCCGGATTTTCCTAACTGCTTGCTCTTCTTCTTCTTCTGCTTCTGAGGAGAGATAGCATGAGCAGCAGCCTGCTTCTGAGCCTTCTTGGCTTTCGCCTTCTTGCCCATCCTTGAATTAGATTGAATCTTGCACTGTAAACGCTCGTAGGAAAGCGAGTTGTACACGAGAGATTGCTGTTGGTCTAAAATTTTAAACGAGAGCGAAACTTGCGCCGCGGCTCCTCGTTCCGAGTCGGCCGACTCGTGACCACCATACAAACCCTCAATCCAAAGATCCGACTTCCAATTACTACGTATCATCTCCATTGTAATATCACCGGAGTTGCGCTGAACTGAACCATACATCTGTGCTTTATGCTCATTGGCAAGCCACACGATATAGGCCGACAGCGTACTGCGACAAGTGGGATTATAATAGGAATCCATACGAAGCGCGCAAGCGCGCAGGAAGTGCCATCTGACATCGTCAATATCAGACCCCCAAGCCATGCTCGAAAGCACACGCTCAGATTCCGGAATTGGCATCCACATGCCCAGCTCGTGATTGAACACAAAGCCGTTGGAGAGGAATTGCACCTCACTCAACGGTCTTGGCTGAAAACATGGAGTCTTGGTTGTAACACCGATCGATGACCACACTCGTGCAATGCCGGCAGGGGAGAACCACTCCACCACCTCATCACTACACGTATATGTATTGTCATCACCACACAGTGCTGCCTCAACATTGCTGCTGAAGTCTTGATAATCAGGCTCACGCCCGACTTCAATCGCCAAGACAATCCAAGCATAGGCAAATAGTCGATACAAAATCATGGTGTTATCCACGATCGTGTTGCTACTGCCGCTCGGATTGCCAGTGTGTTTCTGCCCTAGTTCACCATTTTCCAAGACAATGACTGAATGCACGACCGAATCGTACAAAGCGGTTAAGCGCTGCCAATTGTCAGGGGTACGGTCCTCTTCACAGAGCATACTCCACCGAATGTCACGCTGCCCATACAGAGCACGCGCAAACAGGCTAGAATCAAACTGACTCTCGTCGAGCTCATGCGCATTTCTTTCGAATTGCGCTGAACGCTCATCACCCTTTCGGGCTAGACGGTTGTACATTTTGTCCCAGCCTCCCATAAACTTTGACATACCAACGATGGACCAAATCCGATCGCCAGCATTGTCGTAGAACCGGTTGTTCATATCGAGACACAACCTATTCAGTGAAGACGAATGCTCAAAGGGTGACGCGAGAAATGTTCTAATATTATTCTCCGCCAGCTTCTCCACCGATCGCAACTCGCATTTCTGCGAGCAGGTCCATATAGGCACCATAACATCCTGAGGATGCGCGATCAAAGTCCAATAATCACTCAGCGCTTGCACAGCAACTGGGTCATCCAAGAAATCACGCTTGTTTTTGAACTTCAAGTTCCACGGATAGCCTGCAGACGTAGATTTATCCATCTCCGCCAGCACGCCCTCCAAAGACGTCTCACGTGACCCAAGCATGCACATGAAGTGCTGCTTGGTCCACTCACCCGCCATAGACCAAGCCTGCTCATCCAGAGCGGGCTGGTTCTTGTCGTATTTTGCAACCGACTTGAACGAAGCATCCATATTAGGGCGCACCTGCCGATAACCATCCGGGATTGGAATTCCCTTCAACTGGCAAAAGCTGGTGAACGATGAGTTGAGTGTTTCAGATGAACGCATATTCGAATGCCGATTCACCCGTCCCACATAATCAAAATTGCCTTTCTTGAAGTACTGCCGGAACTCAACCGACCGTACATCAAACCCATTGAACATAAAACCACGAGCATAGAAGACCGTGCGGTCAAGGTACTTAGAGTACCAGGCCGCCCAGACGTCAGTGTCGGGCAACGGGCCATCTAAAAAGATGGAGGCGATGACGTGGCCAGCTGAACGACAAGCGCAGTGCAGGGGATGAAGATGGTCTCGCGATCTGTTGTCGCGTTATGCCATCCCACCACTTTTCCTGATGCGTTGCACGCTGGAGCACCACAATTGCCATCAACAGACGACACATTGTAGAAACCACGTTCCTCATTTGGCAGTGCGATAACAGCCTTGACCACACCAGAATCATCTGACGGTCTACCCAACAGGGCAGCCGCACGATCCGGGTATGCGATCAATTTCACCTTTTCACCGACCACAGGGGACGATGTTCTCAGGTTAGGACAGTTTTCAGCTGACCAGGCAGGGGGTCGAGGAAACAACAGGGTATCACGAGCAA